AATCGAGAATATGAATACGCAGAGAAAGCCAGAAAACACAATGAGCTTATGGTAAGGAAGGAGTCAGTTCCTTCCTCCCTTAAAAAGGAAAATCGTAATGGCTCATAGTGCTGCTGAGATATACAATGCTATGATCCTACGTATCAAAGCTAAAGTCAAAGCAGACATATCCATTGTGTATGATCCTGAAACTGGTATCCAAAAACATTTTCTTAAAGGTAAATTATTAAAAGTTAAAAAGGTATCCGATGGAACAAAACCTAACAGCAATAATCTATGACAAGAAAGGAAGAATCTTAAGTATAGGTAAAAACAGTTATACCAAGACACATCCTTTTCAGGCTTTACATGCTAAGAAGCAAAATATGCCTGAGAGAATCTTTTTACATGCTGAAGTTTCAGCTATTGTGAAATGTTCTGATATATCTAAAGCACACAAGATGCTTATCATCAGGACAAACAAAGAAGGCAGACACATGTATGCAAAACCTTGTGCCATATGTATGTCTGCTATTAAGTCAGTAAACATTAACCAAATTGAATGGAGTATTTAAAATGTTCTTAGCTATTCTACGTGATGACTTCTCTTTAATGGGTATCGGTGAAACTGTTGAAGATGCTTTCGAGTCTCTTCATGACCAAGAGTCTGGTGTTGAAATTGATGATTGTGACTTCTATGACCTAGTCAATCCAACTCGATACACTTATACTTTAGTACAACGTTAAGATTTAGTTGTCCCCTAATAGGGAATTTTAAAAATAAAGTAATTATTAATATATTATTAATAAAAGAATTTAATTAAGATAAATAAAAAAGAGAACAATAAATAAGGATATATCCTTAAGTACTATTCTCTTAATTACTTACTCTGAAGGGTTCTCTGAAAGACCTTCTTCGGAGATTATCTTCTTAAGTTCTTCATCAGTAAGATCCACTGTTCTGTTAGTATTAGTCTGTTCAATCCGAGCTAGCTTAGGATTCTCATACTCTGCTATCATATTAGCGTATCTAGCTGCATCTTCAAAGTTATCTTCCTGAAGTGCTTTAAACATAGCCATTCTAAGCACATCAAGTGAAGATACCTGAGGAAGATCATCTAAAGCTCTTTGAAAGGCTTTAGCCGTTATCTTGAATTCCTCTGCTAGCTTAACGTTTAATGACCTAGATGCTGCACTCTTAAGCTGATTAGCCCGTGCAGTATCCGAGGTAATAACCTTAAGATTAGCTAAGGAATTTGGGTGTATTCCTTTTGACATATTTTTATCCTTTATAGTATAGCGATAGCTATGCTATCCCAACGTTGTAGTATCCCTATTAGGGGACTACTCATTCGTTACTTAAATCCATAGGAAATATCATGACAGTAGCAACAAATGACGCAGTTAACGTAATCATCAAAGATGTAGAATTACACTGGGCTAAATTAGATAAGCCTGTTGATCCCTTCGGTACTCTACAATATGAGTTACAGATTCAGGCTCCCAAGAAACGTGAAAAAGAGTTATCTGCTTTCGGTAAAGTTAAAGTTCTTGATGGTGGTAAAATCTCTATCAATCTCAAAAAGAAAGCAGTTAAGGCTGATGGCTCTGATGCTGCCAAAGTACGTGTTGTAGATGCCACTAAAGAAGCACTTGATCCAAAGCTTATCGGTAATGGTTCTATCGGTAATGTTATGGTTATGCAGAAGCCTTATGAAATCAAAGCACCTAATGGTAAAGTAACCAAATCAGGTATCTCTAATATGCTTACTGCTGTACAAGTTACTAAGCTTGTTAAGTATGAGCGTAATAATGAAAACTTTGTAGACTTCGATGCTGAAGAGTCTACTGGTGTTACAGCCACAGCAGGTGATGATTCACCATTCTAAATCTAAATAACCCTTCAAGGAATCCTCTTTGAAGGGTTTTTTATTAGCTAGTTATAGCTAACTAATATCAAAGGTACAATATGTATAAATTTCATTTTAACAATAAAGACACAATACACTTAGATTATCCTAAAGGTGAGTTATTAACTAAACAATCATGTGCATTAATCCAGTACGAAATTAATGAAAATCATCATGATGTCGAAATAAATATAAATAATATGAACTTCAGAATAGACGATATAGAACAACTTATTTCTTTCTTAACTGCTCTAAACAACAAACTCAAAGGACTCTAAAATGGCTAAGCTTAACAAAGACCAAGTAAAATACGCTGTTAAACGTGCTAATGACAAACTAAATGAAAAACGTGATAATCTACAAAACAGTATTCCTGAAGTAAAAAACCCTCAATATGATGCTAAAAAAGTGTATAACGCATTATACTCAGGTGAAATAATGTCTTTTGAAACCTTCGAAAAGAAATTTGAAAATAGTTACTACTTTGCTAATGGTGTTCGTGAATTAATTGAAAATAATGTAGGTTTCATGGATGAATATAACCGTTATCAATTATTAATGACTAAATTCCGTGAAGATATTAACGAACAACGTATTGCTATCGAAGATAAACTATACCTCGCAGATGATGCTGCTGAAGTATTAGCCTTAATTGATGCCCTCTAAAGCAAGAAGTATCTTTGTAGCATTCATTTGTATGTGTCTAGGACTGTACATCCTAATACCATCACCTGTAGAACCACATAAGCCAAGTGAATTAATAGCTGATGCTAAAATGCGTTCTAAAGAAAAAGTATGTTATAAAAAGAAACTAAAACCTTCTCTTAAAAAACAATGTGAAAGGTGGAATATCTACGTATGAATGAAGTCCAACAATTCTACGAAGCTATCCGTAAAAAGTGGCCTCAACCAACTAAGCCATGGGAAGAACTCCATCCACAAGAACAAATAATTCTTGTACAAGCTATCAACATGATTCTACAGGTGTTACAATGAACGATATCTACGAAGGTGAATTTGAAACAGACGTCCTATGGGACTTCGATTATACAGACTATGAAGATACAGAAACTGTAGTAACATACACTGTAGAACCCGCAGAACCATGGGTAGGTATCATGAATGACAATTACGAATATGAAGTAATCTTATATCGTAATAACAAACCACTTATAAACATTACTGATAATTTATCTGACGTAGATAATGCAGCTATCTATAATGCTTGTAAAGAAAACTTTAAAAAGGTATTTGATGGTCAATACGAACCCTTCTAACAACTTTCTTTCATCAAAATATTTCATATTTACCCAAGAAAGATTTAATCATACCTATTACGGTGTAGCTGGTCGTGAAATCAGTCTACAAAATGCAATTCAATTCCCAACACACAAAGAAGCACAACATTATGCAGACAATCTCAATTCCCTTATCCCAAGTCAAAACAAAACGTCAAATTAATCCTGAAGTACAAGCTAAAGGAGTTATTGCTCTTGAAAAGTGGCGTAAAGAAAAGGCCAAAGCACATGCTAAAGGCGGTAAAACATTAGCTAACTGGATTGCCAAAGAAGAAGCTAAAAAAGCTGCTCGTACAATCTCCCCATTAACAGCTATTCGTAATTTCTGTGTTGACTGTGTAGGCGGTAGTACTCAAGAAGTATCTAACTGCTCTAACAAAAAATGTAACTTGTATATTCATCGCCCATACCAGCTATGAAACTATATGAGTTAAAACGTGATACGCTATTCACTCTTACAAATGATGATCGTATCTACAAACTACATAACCTTGATGGTATGTATTCATACGTCACAGATGCTATGAATAATGTGTACCATTTTGCAGTATTTACTGAAGTAAAACCATATGAAAGTATTAGCGTATAAACTGTTTCGTAAACGTAAAGATGGTACTTACGGACCACTCTTTATTAATCGTAAACAAAAACTTCTTCTAGACGTAACCTATGATGCTGAAGATCATAAAACAAAAGGTTATGCTCATAGACCAGGTTGGCACTGTTGTGCATATCCTGATGCACCACACTTATCTAAAAAAGATAGAGTATGGTGTGAAGTAGAGATTGATGATTTCACACGACACATGAGACCAGCTAATCAAGGTGGTCTATGGTATACAGCAAACAAATTAACTATCTTAAAGGAAATAGATGTTAAAGCATAAAGAACATACCTATCTTGCTGGTCCAATCGAAGGGTTAACAGTATATCAAGCAACAGGATGGCGAAATGAAGCTTCTTTTGAGCTAAATAACTTCGGTGTTGATACGCTTGACCCAACTCGAAGAACATCCTTTGTTGACAGTAACCATCTAACAACTAAAAATGCTGCTAGGCGTGTATGGAAAGCTGATCTACAAGATATTGCCTACAGTACTGTTGTATTAGCTAATCTATCAGACAGTCTGCCAGGCAAAAAGTGGGGTACTGTATGTGAAATAGCCCATGCACATACTAAAAATAAAATCATTATTGTTGTTATGGATAAAGATCAATTTGAACATCCATTCATCACTCAATACGCCACTGAAGTACATCATACCCTAGAAGATGCTATTGAAGCTGTAAAAGAATATTATCTATAATGCTAACAATCATAGGAACAATCTGGGGTATCATTGCATGTATTGCGCTACTCTATGGTCTATTATCACCAATAATAGAGCTATACGATAATGAAAAAAGATTTAAAAACTACGACTAAGGATTAAAAATGCCAAACTGGACAGCAAACAGTGTTATCATCACTGCAAATAATAATGCACAACAAAACAAAATCAAAGAACTACATGATAGAATGTTTAATGGTGATGAAACATTCCTAGACGGTTTATTTGAGTACTTCGTTCCATCTTCTAAAGGTGATGACTGGTATGATTCTAATATCAAAAACTGGGGATGTAAGTGGGATGCAAGAGAAGTAGTTCTTGAAGAAAGTGATGAAACTACCTACATCCAACTAACCTTTGATACACCTTGGAGTCCTCCTGAAGCGTTCTATGATAACCTAACTAAACAAGATTATACAGTTGAAGCTACTTTCTGCGAACAAGGAAGTGACTTTATTGGTTATTATCGTGATGGTGTAGCTACATCAGAACCATTCTTTGATGAATCATTTGAAAATGTTAACTCTGAAGAAGATAACTATTATGATACCCATGAAGTACGTATAACAAAATATTTCCAAGAAAACGGATTTACACACCAACCATTATACTCAGGAGGTTAATATGCCATATATTCGTAGTATCGATAGAGATCGTTTAGATTATATTACTGATGCTGTACTTAATACAGGCGTCACATCAGCAGGTGAAATGAATTATTTATTCACAATCATTGCAAATGAATATCTTAATCGTAATGGTAAAAACTACCAATACATTAACGATGTTGTAGGTGCTTTAGAAGGTGCTAAACAAGAGTTCTACCGCCGTATTGCTGCACCTTATGAAGATATTAAAATAACTGAAAATGGAGATGTGTATTTATGAACATTGATGATGATCGACAACTGTGGAAATCAAAAGACCCACGAGATGATTCATTCAAGTCAGACTTCTATGATGCATGGGCTAAAAAACAAATATGGCCTTACCCTGAAAAATCATGGACTGATACTTTTGCAAAAGCATACAATAAAGAAATTGATTATGAAACAGCTAAAGAAAAAGAATTTTATTTAGATGAAGATTTCTTTGTGCAATCAAGCATAGATGCTGTTATTAACCCTAAACACTACAAGAACGTAGCAGCAGGTAAACAATACATGGAACTCATGGTTGACATGCTTGATAGTAAATCAGGTGTAGAAGCACACTTGTTCGGTCAAATCTATAAATACCTCATGCGTTGTGGTAATAAAGATGATGAAGTACAAGAGTTAGAAAAAGCTCTATGGTATTTAAATGCTCTTATTAAATACAAAAAAGAAGGTGTTGTACTATGAAAATAGAATTAGGACATGAAACATTTACAAAAGCAATAGCTCAAGAACTTAAAGAGCAATACCATTCTTTTAAACGTGATCTTGATAATGATACACATGTAGGTTTATTTTCTCTTGATAAAGAAGAAGATAAAAAACAAATGAAAGAATTTTTAAATGCCTTTGAAAAAGTGCATAGCTACTATTCGATTTATCGTATTGATGAATATCCACATGAAAGCTAGAAACAAAGTAGTCAGAGACAGTATTCGTAATCCTAAACGTAATGCTGGTAAACACAAAGATAAACGTGAAGATATACTAAAACAACTATTTCAACTTGAAGAAGAAATGGTTTTAATTAAGTCACGAGTAAAACAATTTGAGGAGATGTATAGTGAAAGTACAGAACATAGATGAACATGAAGATGGTAGTGCTACATTAGTTATGGATATGACTAATGAAGAAGTACGTACCTTAGTTGAATATGCTATCATAGAGCTACTTAAAAAGTTTATTGCAGATACAGGAAAAAATAAACA